CCATCCATGTTTGGAGTCAATACAGGGGTAGGAAAGAGATAAAAAATATTATGAGTTCAGTATATACAACGCTACATAATGCGAGTATAACTGTAAGTGGTGCTTCCTTAGTGAATATCAGACATGAGTTTGAGAATACACTAACTGAAGCTGATGGAATAACTCGACATGGAGTCATGAGATTTCGTGTTGTAGTTTTTGATAGCTAAAGGAGAACTAAAATGGCGGCACAAAGAGGTAAAGCCTTATTATTAAAGATTGATGTAAGTGGTACAATGACAACAGTTGGTGGAATGAGATCAACATCCATGACGTTAAATGATGAAGCTGTGGATATTACTAACAAAGATAGTGGTTCATTTAGAGAATTATTGCCTGCAGGTGGTATTCAATCAATGAGTATATCTGCTTCTGGTGTGTTTACAGATTCTACTGCTGAAACAACATTGAGAAGTGCTTATGGTACATCAGCATTTAAAAGTTATAATATAATTGTTCCAGATCTAGGAACTTATGCAGGTACATTTATGATTGCAAGTTTAGAATATGCAGGCGAATACAATGGGGAAGCAACATACAGCGTTACTCTTGAATCATCTGGTTCTATTACATTTTCAGCGGCTTAGGAGTAAAAAATGTCTTGGAATCAAGTTATCATTAAGATTGGGAAAGAAAATGTTGAGGCATTTCAAAATATTTCCAATCCAAATAAATTCTCATTTACTTCTGCTGTCCAAATGGACGGAGTAAAAACATTTAGTTGCGAGGATCAATCTTTTGAGGTTTTTTCTGTGACTGATGTAGCCAATCGTGGCGAAGAATATATTGTAGAAACAATACAGGAGAAAATAAGTGTCAAATCATCTAAGAGGGGAGATAGCAATTAAGCTAGGAGAAGAAACATTTAATTGTAAATTAAATTTTGATTCCTTAGTTAGAATAGAAAATGCTTTAGATATCCCCATTCTCAAGTTAGCAGAGAAGATATCTAATGCTGAATTAAAGGTAACTGAGATAAGTTATATTATTTTCACAGCTATAAAAGGTGGTGGAAAGGACATAACAGAAAAAGAAGTAAGTTCTTTAATTTGGCAATGTGGTTTCGTAGATGCTATCAGATCTTGTGGGGAAATTGTATCAATGGCTCTCAGTTCAGGAGATGAAGAAAAAAAGTAGTTAGGGGTAGTAGAGTAAATGTTGTTAATTGGAAAGAACTATTAGAAACAGGCATAGGGGTTCTGAGAATGACACCAGAGGAGTTTTGGGGATTGACAATGATAGAATTTTCTAGTGCTTGTGATGGTTTCAGAAGATTCCATTCAGGGGAATCTAGTACCCCAATGTCAAAAGATGAACTACAAGATCTAATGGAAAGGTATCCTGATTAATGGCAACCATTGATAGAGTAGTATTGCGGATTGAAGCTGATTTAAAAGACGTAAATCAGAAACTCAAGAAGATGGAAAACAACGTCCAGAGTAGCACACAAAAATCTTCAAAGGCTTTTAAGAATCTCAGTAATGTAGCAAAACTTGCTATAGGTAGTGTTCTTGTTGTTCAGATGACACGACTTGCTACAAGTATGATAAGCCTGACTTCTAGAGCAGAAGAAATGCAAGGAAAATTTGATGTAGTCTTTGGATCATTTGCCCAGACTGTTACAGATCAATTAGATGAATTTGGTAATGCTGTTGGTCGTTCCACAGAATCCTTACAGGAGATGGCATCATCAGTTCAAGATACTTTTGTTCCTTTAGGATTTTCAAGAGGAGAAGCATCTAAACTATCAGTTGCTCTTACAAAATTAGCTGTTGATACTGGATCTTTCAACAATACTCTTGCTCCAGATGTGATGGCGGCTTTCCAATCTGCATTAGTTGGTAATCATGAAACAGTTAGAAGATTTGGTATCATCATTGATGAAACTGCTATCAAGCAAGAACTTCTCAACATGGGGATTGAGGGTGGTGTTAAATCAGCTACAGCGGCTCAAAAAGTTCAAGCAAGACTGAATATCATAACAGCAGGACTTGGAGATGCAATAGGAGATGCAGAAAGAACAGCAGGGAGTTTTGCAAATACAAATGAAAGATTGAAAGCAGAAGTTGCTGAATTGGCTATTGCTCTTGGGGGTAAATTGATGGGCCCACTTGCAAGTGTGTTAGGAGTTATGGCTGATTTAGTAGAGAAAGCAAAAGATTTTCTTGTTCAGATTAATTTCATTGAAGCAAAAGGAGGAGCAGAAAGAATCAGGCAACTTAAAGAAGAGATTGCTGAATTATCTGGGGAACAAGACAGATTGAATAATGTTTTATTTAATTCAGAGGAAACTCTTAAGCATTTATCAGAAAGTGATATCCCTGCTTTCAATGCTACGATAACAAAAATATCAGATGTAACTTTGCCAAAACTTATTTTGCAATTAGAAAAATCAAGAAAAGAATTGGATAAATTAACAAATAAAACAGTTGAAAGCACAGATTCAAACAAAGATGAAAAAAAAGAAACAGAGGAACAGACAAAAGCAAAAAAGAAACTAGATGATGCAATAAATGATTTAAGTGCAAAAATAGAATTATATAAAACTGGCACTGGTCAATTAACAGAATCTCAAATTCAAGCTCAATTATCAGCAATGAAATATAAGGATGAGATTGCACTTCTTGGAGCAGAAATGGGTGGTAAAGCAGAGACTGAACTTATTGCATATACATTAGAATTAGATAGACAAAAACAAGCATATAAAGATGCCCAAACTGCAACAGAAGAATATAGAAAAGAACAGGAAAGATTGGCAAAAGAGATCAATGATAAATTTATTGGAGTAGTTGATAGTTTAGGAAATACTTTTGAAAGTTCTTTTATTGATGCTTTATCTGGAACAAAGTCAGCATTGGATGGATTCAAAGATTTCTCAAGACAATTAGTTGAAGAGATAATCAAAACTTATTTAAGATTAGCTGTTATCAATCCCATCATAAATAGTATTTTTAAAGGTTCAGGATTTACTCCAAGACCAGAAATGAGTGGTGGAGATATTGCTGACAGATTTATTGACATTGGCAAAAAATTTATTGGAGGAAGAGCAGGAGGGGGAACTGTTCAAGGAAGAAAACCAATTATGGTTGGAGAAAGAGGACCAGAGATGTTTGTTCCCAATACAGGGGGCAGAATTGTACCAAATGGGGCTCTAGGAGGCTCACTGAGAGGGGGTAGCCCAACAATTGTTAATCAATCCCTGAATTTTGCTACAGGCATCCAGAATACTGTTAGAGCAGAGGTAATGAATATGATGCCATTGATACAAAATGCAACTCTACAGGCAGTTGTGGATCAGAAACGCAGAGGGGGTTCATTTGCCCAAGGATTATCATGACTGTAAGTTATCCCTTAACAATGCCATCAACTCCTGCATTTGTAAGTCAACAATGGTCGACTATCAGAGGCACAGGAATGTCAGAATCCCCTTTTACTGGTGGTCAACAAACAGTAGAATTTGCCTATGCTAAGTGGAAGGCAGTCCTTACCCTTCCTCCTATGCGACGGCCACAAGCTTCAGCATGGACAGCTTTTTTTGCTAAACTGCATGGTAGAAGGGGTACTTTTCTTCTTGGGGATCAAGATGCTAAAGTTCCACAGATAAATAAAATAACAGCAGGAACGATAAATGGAGATGTAACTTTATCTTCAAATGCAGATATTGGAGATACTATTTTAAATATAACAGGCACAACTGCGTTTAAGGCAGGGGATTATATACAGTTAGGATCAGCATCTTCCTCACGATTATACATAGTCGTTGAAGATCAATCAGGAGGATCAACTATTCAAGTAGAGCCAAAACTTAAATCATCTGCAACAAGTGGTTCGACAGTTACTTATGATAGTCCACAAGGGTTATTTAGAATGGATTCCAATGAGTTGATGTGGGATACAAATGCTGTAAGTGTCTATGGCATATCTTTTTCCTGTACGGAGGCAGATTGATATGATGACATTGTTGGGGAGTTTATTAGGTTTTGGAACAAGTTTCCTGCCAGAGATTCTAAATTATTTTAAGAAGTCACAAGAAAACAAACATGAACTCCAGAAAATGCAGATGCAAATGGAGTTAATAACAAAGAAGTCAGAATTAAATATTGCTGAATTAGATAAGGAAGCAGAGATAAAAGAAACGGAGGGATTATATCAACATGATAATGTGGATTCAGGGGGTTTTATTAACGCATTACGAGGTAGTGTCCGTCCTATTATCACTTATGCTTTTTTTAGTCTTTTCGTTGCCATCAAAATAACTGCACTTCTTTCTCTTATGAACGAGAGTGGGATGGCACTTAATATGGCTCTTGATACTGTATGGGATGATCAGACCGCAGGACTATTCGCGGCTATCATGTCATTCTGGTTTGGTAACAGAGCAGTTAGTAAATATTACAAATCAAAGGAAAAATAAAATGGCAGTTCAAAATTTTAATGAATGTTTAAAAATGCTCCTTGTCCACGAAGGAGGATTCGTAAACCATCCAAAAGACCCTGGTGGGATTACTAATCTTGGTGTGACTAAGAGAGTTTGGGAAGAGTGGCTTGGAAAGAAAGTCACAGAACAGGATATGAGAAAGCTAACTACAGAAGATGTAGCACCTTTATACAAGAAGAGATATTGGGATAAATGCAAATGTAGTGAATTGCCTAGTGGTCTTGATTGGGCAGTTTTTGATTGGGCAGTTAATAGTGGAACAGGTCGTAGTTCTAAAGCTGTGCAAAAGGTTTGTGGAGCAGAGCAAGATGGTGCTATAGGACCAAAGACACTTGCTCTTGTAGATAATCAAGATACTCAATACATGATTGAGAAATTTGGAGATATACGACAAGAATTCTATGAGTCACTCAGTACATTCGATACATTTGGCAGGGGATGGACTCGCAGGAATAAAGAAACAACAGAAAAAGCACTTCATATGATATGAAAAAAAGAACTGGATTGTCTAAGACACAAGCCACAAGATATGGTGCACTTATTAGTGTAATGTGTGGCAGGACTCCATTTCAGTATTTGCTAGATAAATTAATGTTTGATGGTTTTGTTATAATAGATCGTCAATCGAATTCTGGTGATATAATTATAACTGAAAAGGGCAATAATGAATTTGATCGTTTGACCAGATTAGCAGGATTGCCCCCTTTATCAGAATTAGAACCCTTAGTAGGACAGAGCAACGTATGTCCATCCAATAAGAGTAGCTACAATAAGAATGAAAACTAAAGTATCTCTAATTAGACCTGTCGTTTTGTCTTCCATTTTCAACCTCCTCAATAAAATATCTCATTAGTTTCTTTGTAGTCTTAGTCATTACATGAGTACCAGTTTCAATCTGTGCGATCATTGATCGTGAATACCCAAGTTCCCTAGCAAGATCTGCCTGTGTTAATTTGTTTCTTGCTCGAAAGTCTTTGATTGTATTAGCTGATATGTCGTTCTGTTCTAAGTTGTTCATGATAATCTCTTGCTTCATTAAGTTCTTTTTCTTTAGGCTCACAAACATCAGCAAGAATATCATCAAGTCTATCTATTACTTGAGTAAGAAGATCTCCCTGCTCTATAGCAAATGCTTCTTTCTTTTGAAAGTCTTGTAGTTTATGAACAAGTCCAATTGTATCTGTTCGCAAAGTAAAAATAATATTACGATCATTTTCAATATCATTCATAGTTGCTTCTTTATATTTTTCTAAAGTATCCAATAATGTGTAAGTCAATTTTTCTTCCTTATATTTTTGTTAGTATATTATCAATTTGTTTATGGATTGTCAAGGGGGGATTTGCACCCCCCCTCAATTTTTAGGAAGTACCATCTCCATTGAAGACACCTTCTCTTTTTGGTATCTCAGTAATTCCTCTTCTTTCCAATTCCTCAGCATAATGAGTCATAGCATTTTCATTTCTTGCTGTTTTCTGATGTCCAGTACAACAGCATTTAGTATGATATGCGTTTGCATAGAATTGAATTAGATCTTCATTAGAGAAAGTCTCTAATTTGTCTAAAATGTCATAATCATATAAAGTCATTTTTTCTCCTTTTCTTTCTGATTATGTTTATATATTAACATATTAAAAAGGAGTTGTCAACATCTTTTTTATAAAATTATCGTATAGCTTATTGAAATTACTAGGTTTTCTCATTGGTTCTTTTACGAAATATCCATGACTTTCATAACATCTGTTAGTACCATAAATTTCCATGCTTACCTTTTCACACTCTTCTATAGAGTGATATTCAAGAGTAAACATAACTAATACAGTATGTGTGGTTTTCATAATCATTAGTTAATTATTGAATGACCTCTGTTAGTTAGACATTTTCTTATAAGCAAATCATAATCTAACCATCTGATAAAACTATTTACATTTTCTTTTATAAGTTTGTCGCATTCTATTTGATCTCGTATTATTTCTTTTGGTTGTTTACTGGCTCTTGGATCTATTATATACTCAGAGCAAGAACTTAGTAATAAAAGTATTATTATTAATTTTTTCATTATTCCTCTCTAACCCCCATTTAGTTGGGGGTTTTTTCTTCAAACCAATCTGGTATTGGTCTGTTAGTCCATTTGGCAAATCTGCTCTTGTAAACATTGTAGTACTCTCTGTAAGCTGACACACTATGAAATGATTTGACATCATCTGGCATACATTGTGGCATAGGAGTTCTCCTGCCCTCTGGTATGTTTCTTGGTCTGTGACCAACATGATATTCAAGTGTTTTTTGTGTCAAATGTACTTTGTCATATCTGTGAGTGTATTCCTTGCAAAGTGCTTTCCAAAGATAAAATAAATAATCATAATTCTGATCTGAAGTCCTTGCCCATATTGTAGATGGGTGATTGACAAAGGCTTGTTTATACAATCCTCTTGGCACGTCGTTGATGATTACATCAGCTAATGGAAAAGTTTTGATATTGTCAGCAAGAACTCTGTGAGCAGTTGAAAGTATTTGCCCATATTCAATGATCATTTTTACAACATGCTTGTCACAATGATATTTAGCACATTGTTTTGGATCTATATCTAGGTAAAATATATTCAAGAGAATACTCCCTTTTCTTTTAGCCAAGGAGTCAATCTTTTGCATAAGTCAATCTTGACATTGAGTTTTTCATTTTGTGGTATTGGATAATTATTGATAACATAGTCAACAAAAAACATATAATCAGAATGATCTGGTTCATTGTAATGTTGTTTGAAAATTTCAATATCTTGTAAAATCATTTCTTTAAGTTTCATTTTTTCAATCCTTTGTTTCTTTCTATGTTACCATATTAACAATATGTTTATATGTTGTCAACAATAAAAAAGAAAAAAAGATAAAAAAAACCCCATTTTTACATGGGGTTGAAGTTTAAGGAAAAAAAACAAAACTTCAGAAAGAATTGTTTAGTACTTGATTTATAGCACAATTTTACTTGGATTCAAGCCACTTTCTATAATCAGTATGTAGATCCACAAAACTCTTTTGAGCAACGGGGTTTGTAGCAAATTCACTTCTACTACCCACAGAGCATACTGTTCTTATCATATTAGCAACAGACTCAGGATCATTGATGTTTATTTGAGAGTTGTACTTATTGTTTAGATATTCTCCAAACTTAGGACTCTTACAAAGTATTCCTGCTATCTTTACTATCTTAGACGCATCAGAATCCTGCTCCATAGGTGTTACATCATTTAGATAGGCAACAGCTACCCATTTCTCTTTAGAGGGGTCTGGTAATCCAAATTTACGCGTAAAATCCTCTGATTTCTCAATTGGTATTTCAATAATCATTTGAAGTACCTTTCTTGTCTTTACTACTCTAAAATCAGCATAAGTTCCCTGCACAACTCTTTTAATTACTTGATTCATTTTCTTCCTCTTTCAAAACTTGATCTGCCCATCCCATGAGATGCTCATCAATGCAATCCCTATAGTGTTCATTTACTGGACTATCATGCCAAAGCATTCTTGCAGTAATTTTACCAAAATAATTTGATAAACCATTATCCTCAAAAAATGCTTCCTCATTCCCTCGTTTATGAAGTTGGCTGTGATGATCCATGCAAAGAGGTATTACATTTTTATCATTTGCTCTAAGACCAGTACCCCTTACTCCATCCCACGGTCTTAATAAATGATGTGCTTGAACAGTATGATTAGAACCACACATACAACATGGTTTACTAGCAACAAACTGAAGATGTTTTTTTGAAGTATATCTTTTAGTCATTGAATATATTACTTATATCATCTTCAAGATCTTTTGGATTGCCATATTCATCAGTTTCTTCTTCTTTCTTATATGGTTCTTTTACAGTACATCCAATATATTCAGTTCCTTTTTTTGATATATTGCTCCATCCTGCAAAGTCTTTTTTCTCTTTGTTGATTATAATTGATCCTTTTATCTTTGGTCTTTTATCTCCTACTTCAGTATCATTTATGAATATTCTTCCAAGATAAATAAATAAATCTTGTGAGTTATCATCTACTTTAATTGATCGTGTTTCAAATTTTGTATCATTCAAAGTAATATTACCAGAATAAGTTTGATCTGATTGTTGGAATAATATTCCTGAGTTATTGTTGTTTTTTTGTTCTGTCATGTTTTCTCCTGTTAATTAGCACAGACAAGGGGGTTAGAAAGAAAAGGATTTAAAATAACTCCCCTTGCCCATGTTCTTCATCCGTTGGTTTCCAACGAAAATCTATCAAATAATATATTTTATTTGG